CGAGTAAATACACATTCGTAAGTGACCAGTTCATTTATTACACATCAGACAAACATTCTGACTGGGTAATATTTGCTTGGGATCACTTTTTTCATTTTAACAAAGATATATTTAAAGCATACGCAGGCGACACAGAGACCAACTCAGAACCCACCGTTGACACCAAGTCACAACTATCCTTAAACACAACCACAACTAAAATAGACTTTTAACATATAGTATAGTCGTAATTTATACTCGACTCTCCTTGAGGAACCCATTGTAGTGATGGGCAACAGAACTGGAGTAGTGTCTTACAGACATATAAACCGACAAGGCAATCGTTATGGTAGCGAACCTTGAATGAGTCTATATCTATTTTGATTTGATGATATAGAACATGCGTTGCTGAGAGGTCATGCTTATTAGTATGATTGGCTCAACTACAACCCAGCAAACTTTACAGGGCAACCGGTAGCAATCGTTAATAGTAACGTTAATGATTGGGGATAATCAACATGGATGACAGGGGGTAATGAGAACCTGAACCGTGGTAGTGTTTGATAGCACTACCATGGCTTCTAAAAGGTAATAAGTCTTCTAACATTATCCTTTTAAAATAATAGATTAACCGTTTAAAAAGAAATTACGAATGAACGAAGTGAATGAGTAATTAAGTTCTCGTAAGAGAACTTTTAAATAAGACCGAAAAGAATATAGATTAGAAGAATGGCATTTGAGTTTTCTTAGTAGTTTCTAAGTGTTCCTCAACTAAATTGTTTATGGCTTTCCTTTCTGCTTGGGACATGTTAAGGATATCTTCATATGAGGCACCACCACGCATATACCAGGCTAAAGTCAATGCGTTCGACTTTATGCCCTGAGTAAATTCTTCATATTTTGATATCAACTCCCTTATCCCTTCAGGGTCGAGTGAAAGGAGTCTTAGACGAAAAAATCCGATGCGTTCAATGTAAATGGTTGCTTATATTCATGCCCACATTCTTCACATTTGATGTCTAATGGTTTAATTGTTGATTTCTCTCTAAGTTTAGTGTTATGATCTCTTATAGTTTCATAAGTTTTTGTATCAGCATTCTGTAGAAAATCATATATATGATCAGAATTCGTTACCTCTCCTTCTGGAGTAACGATCTTACTAATTGTGTTGGATAAGATTTCCATTGTTAGAATTGTAATATCTTTTAAGGCTTCACCACTTACTGCTCCACGTTCTGTTGGATCTTCAATAGCAGATAGACCTTTATACTTTGCTTGAATGTCAAATTGCTTTAGTGCGGCATCATTCATTTTTCTATAGTCTAAGGGTGAATAGTAAATTTCTAATTCATTCATCTTTAATGGAGTTTCATAATCGCCAGGGCCTAATGATCTAAGTAAAATTTGTAAATTGATACCGTATGTACCTAAAGCCATACATTCTTTGTTTTCACATTCTGATTCTACATCAATTGTTTCTTGTCCACCTGCGGCTTTAATAGAAATTAGTACAGTATCTAAATCAGTACTCAATAATGCCCAAGGGTTTTTGATGTCCGGAACACAACTTTTAATGATCTCAACCATAGCCGATCCATTAAACAATGCATCTGGAGTCTTAGTTGTAATCTCATCGATTGCTGTCATTGGATAGACAGGCAACTCTTTATTTTCTTCAGGCCATACTATGTCTTCTGGTGCGTATGCATCTCCACCTGAAGGCAAACTGATATGTACTGCCGGTCTACGAAAAAATTGTCGTAGTGGATTATTTTCATTCATTGTCATATATGTTCCCCATAATAAAATACGGTATTTTTAAATACTAAATACTAGTGCATATATTTAGTGTCCCAAAACCGCACTAAATTAAAAATATAGGATATTGCTGTATGGATGATTTTTCTCCAGAAGAAATGCGAGAATTTAATGAAAACTTAAATGCCATGAATGCCTCTATGGGCGGTCTGAGCCAAGGCTTACAGCAGTTATCTCAAACTATTAACAATCTTGACCAAACTTCACAGCAATCTGCTAAAGAATCAGAACAAACCTCAAAACGATCATCTGATGCAGAAAACAAAAAAAGCGAAAAGAATACAGAGGCAGCCAAGGTAATAGAAACAACTGCTGAGAAAATGAAAGTGTCGTTAAATCTTGCGACCAATGCTGTAACTAGTTTTGCAGGTGCATTAACTTCAGGTGTTGAAGGTTTTGACAAGTATACTTCGGCTGTATCGGGCTTTGGAGACTCAGCAAGAAACACAGGCGCGGCATTAGGTGGATTTGGTAAAGCCATAGGCCTTGCTGTAGATTTAGTTTCTAAGTTTACAGTCATAACAATGAAGCAGGCTGATGCACAAAATGAGTTTGCAAAACAAATGAACAGAATGGGTGCTGTAGTTGATACTACGACCCAAGGTTTAGCAGATGCAGCCAGAGAAGCAGGGGCAAGTGCAGGAGACTTACAAGAATTAGCCGCAGTTATCACTCAAAGTTCTGAAGCATTAGCATCATTTGGTGCAGGTACTTCTGAAGGTACAGCAAAAATGCTGAAAGTCTTCAAGTTAAGTGATGACCAAGAAAGAGAAATGCGTAGATACGGGTTAACTTTAAGAGAAGCCCAAGAACAACAAGCATATTACATTGAATTACAAAGAACGTCCGGTGTCAATATGCAGGCGCAGGAGATGAGTGAACAACAGATTCGTCTTAGATCATTAAAGTATGCAAAAACATTAACAACACTATCAGAATTAACAGGTGTTCAAGCAGGTAGACTTAAAGAAGAACAAGCCGCAGTACAAGCAGACTTACGAAATAAAATTCGTAATATGCGTGATCAAAATGATATTGAAAGACTCAAAAAACAATTAGACGGTGATATTACTGCTGAAAAGAGAGCATCGATAGAAGCAGAAATAAAATCAAGGAACCAAGAAATAGAAGTAAGAGTAGCCGCTGGTAACCAATTTGCAGGTTTATTAGGTCAAGACATGGCTGCCAAAGTAATGAATGTCATTGGCACTGGCGCATTTGACGAAAACACAAAAGAATTAGCAAACTTAGGACTTAATGCCGGAGAACTTGCAAAGAGATTTGAAGGATTAACTGTTGGTTCAGATGAATACAAACAAGCAATTGCCGAAACAACAGGTGAATTAGTAGGTGGTGTTAGACGAAACGTAGATAGGTTCGGTAAGTCTATGGAACTTGCCGCTAACGCCAGTGAGATTGGAGCCGCAGTAGGCATTAATGATGCAACAACAGACAAAGCAATGAAGTTTATGTCTGAAGAAAGTGCGATAGACAGAGTATTATCAAGTTTTGATGAAGTAGCAGAGTCTACTGAAAAAGGTGCAGACAAACAAAAAGATTTAGCCGCTGAACTACAAGTAGTTGAAACTAATGTTAGAACAGCCGCAGATGACTTTTTGAATAGTATGAATCCATTTACAGGTGCATTAGGATTAGGCACTCTGGCGATGGCCGGATTAACAACAGCCGCCGGCGTTGCCGCAACGGCTTTATATGGCATGTCAGGCTCAGGTGGCATAGTAGATATGCTGTTGGGTGGAGGCAAAAAAGGCGGAGCAGGTGGAGCCGCAAGAAAATTCTTAACAAAAGGTGCAACTAAATTTGCCGCACCACTAGCCGCAGGAATGGCTATATATGGCGGTTATGCTCAAGCAAGTGAAGGACGAGATCAAGCAGATAGTACACTTAATGCTACATTGCTTGATGAAAATGCCGATGCAGCCGAGAAACAACGTGCTAAAGAACAACATGAAATAGATACTAAACAAGCCAATAGAAAAGGAGCCGGCACAGGAGTCGGTGGCGCCGGTGGCGCCCTTGCAGGTGCAGCCGCAGGTGCAGCCATAGGCTCTATTGTTCCATTTATCGGAACAGCAATTGGTGGTATTATCGGTGGAGCCTTAGGAGCATACGGTGGATCCAAAGGCGGCGGTATGGTTGGGGAAATGTTGTCTCCTGACGACCTAGACGCAACATTGAAAAGTGATGCTGAATTTCAACTTATGTCTAAGGAAGAACAAGACGAATATACCGAATTACGTAGGACAATTGAAGAACAAACGGAAAAACGTAACGCAGAAGAAAGAAGATTATCAAAACTTACTACTGATAAGATAGAAGAAAATGGACTATACACTAAAAACGGGTGGCTCCAAGACAGTGAAGTAAACTTTGAAAAGTTAGCACAAATGAGAGATGCAGGTAAATTAGAAACCGATATGCTTGAGGCTATGCTACGAGATAATGATTTAAGTGAAAAAGATACGGAACTAGTACAACAACAGTTAGATTTACTTAAAGCAAAAGATGAAAAAGACGAAGCAAAAGATAAAAAAGAAAAAGATGTAGCAGAGGTTAAAGAGCCAGGTGAAGTGTCCGGCAGAACACTAGACATGTCTCCTGAAAATCTAGCCAAGATATTTGAAGCAGATTTAAAAGCAACAGCAAAAAACGATGCAGAAAAACAAGCAGAAGCAGACAGCAAAAGAATCGCAGTAGTAAAAGCAAAAGAAGAATCGATTAACAAACAAATTACATCTGAAGTTATTGCTAATGCACTTAATGATACTGGAAGTGGTTCTCCCGCTTCAAAGATAGATACAGCCAAACTATTAGAAGCATCACAAGTTCAACAAAATCTGTTAGCAGATGCATCACCAACAGGAATCCCTACAGCGGATGCATTAGAAAAAGTTGAAACACGACTTTCTACAGATGATATTTTAAAAGAAGTTCAAGTTTCAAATGAGAAAGTTGCAACTCTTATAGATTCACCTGCAATTAAAAAGACAGTAACCGATGAGCCAATGAATGAGGCTACACGTGAATTCGTTGATTGGGCAGATTCAGACGAAGGTAAAGCAGAGATTGCTCAGAATGAAAAAATTCGTGCTGAGAAAATGGCAGAAATGAAAACTTCTGCTGAAAATCAGATGCTGGCAAAAGAAGATCAATACCGAGAAGTACTAGACACTGGTAAATACAAAGGTAAAGATGCTAGTGAAAGTATGATGGGGCAGGCTGAGAAATACCTTGCAAGTATCGAAGAAACTAAAAATAATCGAATGGCTATGGATCAATCTGGCCTTCTAAATGCTCCTCAAGTTGATATTGAGCCGGAGCCAGTTGAAGAAGCACAATCTGTAGATGAGTTTAGACAAGAGCAATTCGCCCAAACTGCGCCTGAGGCAGGAGAAATGACTGAATATGAAAAACGTAGTCTAGCACTGCAAGAACAGCAGATTGCGAAACTGGCTAGGATTGACAATGCGACAACAGAGACAGCAGACGGTACCCAAAAAATTGCAACTTACTCTAGTGTTTAACTAAATACATAGTACAAAGAGAACCGATATCATATGGCATATACAAAGAAATTTTTAAACAAGAGCGGAGTATCAAGTCCTATATCAGGGGGCAACAGCAATTCCGGATCTTGGAACGGCGTAGGAGCCTCAGAAGCAGGTTACTCAAACACTGATTTCGGTTACAAGAATTACATGAGTAGACTTCCTGAAGTTTACACAGGACATCCTAACAGAATAGAAAGATACAATCAGTATGAGATGATGGATGTTGATGCTGAGATTAATGCATGTTTAGATATCATTGCAGAATTCAGTACACAAAAGAACGATCACAACAAGACACCGTTTAACTTTGAGTTTAGAGATGAACCCACTCCACATGAGATGGACTTACTATCTAAACAGTTACAGCAATGGTGTAAGTTAAATGAGTTTGATACTCGTATGTTTAAGATGTTCAGAAATGTCATTAAGTACGGAGATCAAGTCTTTGTAAGAGACCCAGAGAACTTTAAACTCTACTGGGTTGACATGGTTAAAGTCATTAAAGTTATTGTTAATGAGAGTGAAGGTAAACTTCCTGAGCAATATGTTATTAAAGACTTAAACATTAACTTACAGAACTTAACAGTTGCACAGAAAACAAACACAGATTTTGCCGCTAATCCAACAACAGGATTAGGTGGTACTGGTGGCGGTGGTGGAGCAGGTGGAGGCGGATATACTGTCCCATCTATGCCATACAACACATCAGGTAGTAGATTTACATTAGGACAAGCAGAATCAGCAATCGATTCTAATCATGTTGTTCACTTGTCACTAACAGAAGGCTTAGATCGTTTCTGGCCTTTCGGACAATCAATCTTAGAGAATATCTTTAAAGTATATAAACAGAAAGAACTATTAGAAGATGCTATCTTAATCTATCGTGTACAACGTGCACCAGAACGTAGAATGTTTAAGATTGACGTAGGTAATATGCCTAGTCACTTAGCAATGGCATTCGTAGATAGAATTAAAAACGAGATTCATCAAAGACGTATTCCAAGTGTTCATGGTGGACAGTCTGTAGTTGATGCTACATACAATCCATTATCAATGAACGAAGATTACTTCTTCCCGGTTACATCAG